TATGGTCGTGACGTCGTAATCAAAAAGTTTCTTAATCTCTGGGTAGTCTGACATCTTGAATATCGTGTCTATAGCTACCTCTTCAGCTATCTCTATGCTTGGCTTATACTTAAGCTGCATGTATAGTGAAAGTTCTTCATCATCCTCTGGAAGCTGATCTGGGTCCATGTTACTCACATCGATACCAAACTCCTGCTTTGTCAGGCTTATAAACTCTCTGGACACCATCTCCTTCTCGATCATGTCCTGGAATGCATTCTTCTTCTCTGCAGACATAACATCTTGAGCCTCAGCCTTAACCTTGTAAAGCCTGTCATTCATACCGTTAACCACGATATCGACAAACTTAGGTATGATTGGTATAGGACTCCAGTCAAGGTTCAACATAGACATATCGCCATTTATAGACAGCTCATCCTTGTACTTCTGTACGGGTTGTTCTCCCCTAGCATAAAGCCTTAGTCTATGATACTCACCCCATTGGTCGTAAAAACGACAAGAGTTTCCTTTTCTTCTAAACCATTCTCCTTCTATAGATTTTGCTACCTTTAGTCCATACTTCTCGGAAGACTTTTCTTCGTCCGAAGCCATCTGGTTTGGGAAGGGTGATTGATAAATTGCTACTGAAGATTTCTCCATTATTTTATTATTTCGCTTCTATTTCCACGATTGTCATATCTTACAAATTTAATACTTATTTTTGATTCTTTTTTCTGATTGTCAAAAACATACTTTTTGTTAGCCATAATCGCAAGCCCTGAACTTATAGAGGCATCGTATTTTGTCCTGTTATTTATCTCAAACTTAGCCCAGTCTTCAAGTGTCCTCGTAAAGTACATACTACCTATCTCTCCTGGCTGCCTGTATACACCCTCAGAATCAAAGCCTACATACTCCTCTATATAGGACTCAATAGCTGACGCATGAGCCTGTTTAACATCCTCACTGGAGTTAGGTATACCGCCTATCTCTAACTCTGTCTTAGACAGTCTCTTTTTATGCTTATCAGGCCTGTTCATAGAAAATCCTCTGTATCCCCTGTTCTTGAAATGGTACAATAGCCTAGCCTTGTTATTCTCAGCAAGCATAGGCATACCATAAAATACACAAGCCATAAGAACATCCTCAAAGAATATCTCTGCAGTCTGAGGCCTAGCTACATACTCCAAGAAAAACTCATTAGACGGAGCATCCTCCATATGAAACTTAGTCAAGCCATGAAGGGCACCGTTTGAACCTCCACCTCCAACAACCCCAGATATATCATACGGGTCACATCCAAAAGATCCCATGTGTTCATTCCCAGGATACTTTACACCTCCCCTCTCTATAACATTATTCCTGTGCTTTGAGTCTGGTATCCAGGAAACAATAAACCTGCCCTTCTTGTCTGGTGTCCATATAACCTCGGTATCTTTCTCCCCACCTCTCCAGTGGAAGTAACCCCTAGTTATAACCCTGTCTCTTATTAGCGAGTCATTATAATCAATCTGCTGGTATATCTTAGTGAGGTTAAATATAGACTGCCTTGACTCATCCCTAAATGCGTGAGACTCTGTCCTAGGGAACTGTCTATAGTACTCGTTCAATGCATCTGGATCAGACTTCAGTGAGGCCACCTCATTATTCCAGTATGTTATCACACCGTTATGTATGGGCTCACCATCAACTCCTGTAACCTCAGACTCTGGATCCTCAAAAACTGGCCAACCAAACTCATCTATATATCCCTCATAGTTCCATTCCATAGGTATGAATAGCGAATATAGACCACTCTTCGTCTGTCCATTGGCAGACCTAACATTTGGGTCGCTATCCATGTATAGCTTCTTAAAGTTACCACCACCCTTTGATAGTGCGTTTGATGTAGATCCCATCATGCACTTACCTATAATCTTACTACCCAGTCTTAGACATGTCTTTGTAACCCTCCAGTTGTTTAAAATATTTTCAGGCTTCTCCCACTTACCACTCTCGTCATGCACAAGAAGAAGAAGCTTCTCACCGTCATAGCTGTTGTCAGATGTATTCTTCCAGTCTATGGTGGTGTCTAGTCCATCTATATCGTCATCCTTCTCCTCATCCATATTTCTCCTGGTAATCTTACTGGCAGGAACCCTAAACGCAAGTTCAGTCTTAGGATTGTCCATACCGTCCTGAATAGGCTTGAAGAAGAACGGGTAGTTCCTAACGATAGGAACCACCTTGTCCGTAAACATCTTCTTGGCATCTGACCCTGTCTTTGACAGTATTCCAATCCTTGAGTCCCTAACTATTGTTCCTGTGTTTGTAGCCTCAGAAGAGGACATAAAAGAAAAACCAGAACGCCTGTTCTTTAGGTAGCACATACCAAAGCATCTACTGTCTGCCTTGCATGCCTCCCAGTATATAAAGAATATCCTATTAGATTCCCTAAAGTCTGGCTGCCCCACATCTATCTTTGTCCATTGCAGGTACATATAGTGTGTCCCTGTCATATATGTATGCCTGCCATTATTATTGAACCAGTGCCCGTAATCCCTCTTATCGAACTCTCCCTCTATGTAGTCCACATACTTTGACTTGAACTTATTATCCTTCCTGTTCCAATCAAATATTGTCCTAACCTTTGAAAGCTCTCTAGGGTATTCATGAGGAACCCATCTATCGTTCTCTGTATCTATATCTTTTGGTGCCTTTGGTATGGCTATCTTTAGACCATTTATGTCATATATGTCGCCTATAGTGCCGTCCTTTGATATTACAATAAGATCGTAATCCTTGTCATAACCGTAGACCCATTTCTTTGCCCTGTTCCTTGCATTTAATGCGTTCTTACTTATATGATCATTCGATATTTTATATAGATTATTTTCCATTTCTAGCCCTACCTTCAGCGAAACCCTGCTTGCCAGCATCTATCTCTTTAACTTCCTCTTTGGCATTCTCTTCGTCCTCTATCTTGTGAAGCATAGCCAAGGCATCGTCGAATGCTAGCTTCTTAGCAGATGCAGCGTTCTTCATCTTATCAGCCGTTATATCGTCCTCGGCATGAGTTATTATTGGCTCCTTTAGAACCTTTATAAGCTCATCAATCGCCAACTTAGCGGCCTCTAATATTTCTACCTTTTTAGACATATATTTCTGTTGTACATTCTATACAGTATCTCATCACCTATCCTGAACTCATACTCACTATCAGGAGTGAACGATATAATGTCTCCACAAGATACGTAATCTATATCATCATTCTTAAACACCAATTCACCCCAAAGCTGCTCAAGTGAACCTACCTGTGTGAACATATGATCCTCAGACTCTATAGGTCTAACGAAACAGAACGGAGAAGGTGCGTTCCACTTACCGCCCCTCATATAAAGATACACCTGATCAGGCTCAACTATAAATACATTGTCCATCACATAGTGCCAGCTACTCTTCTGCTTACCTTTAATATCGTAATAATACCTAAACACGTTGTGATGAACGATAACTATGTCTCCCTCTCTAACAGGTCCAGAATAATATGTAGGTATCGATACAACCTTTGCAAGTCTGTTTGAGACCGTGTGATCCTCCTGTGACGAACTTATTATAAATGCGTTGCCATCGTATACACGTATATTGTCATACCTACGTCCAGATACAGGTTCAACTATGAAGCAATATGGAGACTTCATTAGAAATCTATTTTAAACTCTAAAGACATAGGGAGTGTGTTCAAGAACTCCTTCCACATGACAACCTCGTCATCCTTTTTTATCCATATACATACAGAATGATCGGTCTTTAATATGGACTCTATGACATAGCTCCTGTTAAGAACCTCCTGGCCGACCACGTAATGCATACCCTTTGTGTAGTCTGGCCCTATAGATATCTTTCTAATTATATTCACCAGTGTGAAGATTTATATGTACATCGCCATACTTCTTCTGTATCTCATCCTGGTATGAGGAAAGATCATGTGCACCCATCTCTAGGTTTGCAAGCGTAGTAATCTTTTGATTTTTTAATCTCTCGAAGGTCATCTCTATGTCAGCTATCTGAAACTTGAGATCCCTGTAATTCTTGTTAAGCTCAACCAACTTGTCGAGCTCCTCTTTCTCTAATTTTTTCATTAAATTTTATTTACCAAGTAGCTATGGCAACCCTCTTCCATGTATCTGTAGCCACACATACATAGATATAGTCAGAGTCATATGCCAACTGTCCAGCCGTCCCTGTAGAACTTGCAGATACTGGTGCCGAGGATGTTATAATAAAATCCTTCAACGACTCTACGGTAAAGTTCTTTGTAGAGTTTGCCGAATCAGAGTCGGTACCTAGCAGCAAATCAGCCAGTGCTGGTGTCGCAGTTGAATATGAATCTATCTTTGCCATGTCTTATTATTTATACAAATATAATAAATTTATTTTCCTTGGCCATTGTAAGGCTTCTTATAGTTCACAGAACTCTTCAACCTAGAGTTGTTCTTGCTGTGTATACCTGACCTCTTTTTCTTAGGCTTCCTAAGTGTGTTTGTATTATTCGCCATTTTCTATCTGTTGTATCATCTCAAAATGAATCTTAGCCACCCTATCTCTTCCTGACTCGCTCATGAGTACCTCGTGGCATTCTTTAGAGTTAGTCATGAAGAAGTTCTCTGAAAGTATAGCAGGCATAGATGTATCCATAAGTACGGTAAACTTTGCCTCCTTAACTCCCCTCATCCTGTACTCCTGAAACTCTTTCTTTGCCTTTTCATAAAGAACTCTTGCTATAGAGTCAGACTTCGTCTCTCCTGGAGATGTAAACACCTCCCAACCGTTTGCAGACTCGTCACTAAAACCATTTGCATGTATGCTTACATATATACATGGTTTTTCAGAAGACCTTGCCAGCTTGTTAGCCATCTTAGGTCTTTCCTTTAGAGCTATATCCTCCTGCGTGTCTACAAGGTTTACGTGATCTATATTGTTTGACTTACATAGGTCGACCAATCTATTTACGATAGACCTGTTGAACTCTCCCTCAAATAGCTGAGATCCATCAGGCCATACTGGAGACCTCTTTCCAGGTGTCTGATACACACCGTCAATTATACCTCCGTGACCGTTGTCGAAGATCCATAGATACTTTGACTCTGGGTTTGGACATACAGGATCGATTGATATATCGTACTTTGTTTTACAGTTTGGGCATGTAACTATCTTTGCCATATTCTAATTATTATTGAAGCAGCTATATAAGCTATAGACATAACTAATATTACCCCATTATCTTGATAGGTCTTTAGCCTCGTTCTTGGCTCTTGTTATGAATTGTCTTAGGCACTGAAGCATGTTCTTTCCAGTGACATCCTCCACAGATTCGTTTATTGACTTAACCTCAACCACCACACAGAAGAAGGCAACTACTTTCGTCATCACAAGCTCTATAGATATAAAGTGAGCTATCAAATCTCCTGCTATAAACTTCTCGACCAAGAAGGTCAATATTATAGCCAAAGAATAAAGTAGAGATTTACTAAGGGTTGCTGAAAGTCTTCTGCTCTTGAATGATATCCATCCATTCTTCTTTACACTTCTCCAGATCCCAAAGCAGGTATCTAGAAAGATAGCAAATAGAGCTATATAGATCATAGGTGCTACTGGGGATAATACAGCTATGATAGATGCAGCTGCTATTGATATATATGTTTTCATTCCGTGTATTTCTTTATTAATCTGTACGTGGTATATACTAGAAACAAAGTTAATAAAATAAATAGAATAATCCATAAAGGTTTATTATACCAGTAATTACGCTCGTAGTACTTTACAGGAATCTTCCTCTCTACAAACTTCTCTACAGTTATGGTGTCGCACTTGCCCTCTATATACACCTTCTTCTCCCTGTCCACATAAACCTTAACCTCAAGCTGCTCCTTCTCTAGAAACACGGTGTCATGAAGCTCACTAAACTCAACAACTGTGTCCACCTCTACACTGGGGACCAATACCTCTACAGTATCATGAATAACCACGGTGTCTGTCGTTAAAAGATATGGATGTTTATCTATGAGTCTAGTAAACCTAGTCTTAGGGCTGCATGAGCATATAAGTATAGCTATCGCTATATAGATCTGAATGTGTAGTCTCGCTTTATTTGATATCCGCATTTAAGGCATTTTTTTTTATTCTGCATCGTAAACTCAATACAGTTCGGGCAGTAACCCTTCCTTATGTCTTTCTTCATCTACTCTACAGGATCTGGCTCTGACCAAGCTGGTGTAGCCATTAACTCAAGTATTGCATGATGGTCGTATGTACCAACAGGGGTTACACTTCCATCAAGAATAAATGTAGGGTCATGTCCTTCTGCCCACTTTAGTACAAACTCTGTCTGAGCTAGATTTCTTCTAACTGTCTGAGCACTTGTTTGTGCTACCTGAGAAAAGTCTATCAGACTCATATCTGATAAGTTAATTACTGCGTATGTTCTTGTATTATGCATTTTTTATTATTTAAGGTGTATCTTCTACTATATCTGCTTCTTCCATATTGAAACTTACTGTGTTATTCTCACTATTTGGAGCATCTCCTACTCTATCAAATATATCCATACTGTCTGATATACCTCCACCATAGTATTGTGGTGAATCACCTACTAGAGTTTCTAACAACATAGTATTAGAGCTAGTACCATTATTACCTCCGCTTCCTTGATCAGGAATTGTAAATTGATTTAAACTACCATCATAGGTTGCTTCTTCTCCCATTCTCCACCAACTAACTGGAGAAAATCCTGATAAATCTTTTGGTTTACCTCCGTTATATATAGCTGTTACTGCACCTGCAGAAAGTTCAGAGTCCCATACTGCAACTTCGTCAATATTGCCATTAAAGAAATTACTTGCTCTATATTCTCCAATTATTAAGTAATTTGTACCGCTACCTTGTATAACAACAGTTCTATCAACGCTATTGTCTAAAATTCCGTCTATATATATTTTTAAATTGTTAGTTGCTAATGATGTGTCGTATGTGACTACTATATGATGATAATTATTATCTAAAATAGATGTATTTGCAGTAAGTCTTGTTCCGTTATTCATTCTAACTTCACCACTACTTGTTAAACTAAATGCTTCTTGTGTCGGTGTGCTTCCTACTCTAATCGCTAAAATTCCTTTACCACTTGTAGATGTTTTAACCCAACAACTAACAGATAGTGTATTGCTAAATTGTAAACTTGCACTATTACCACAATTTACATAATCATCAAGACCATCAAAGTTAAAGCTGTACTTTGAGAAGTTATTTAATGCTGAGTTAGGTACTAGCCAGTTGTCTGTAAACTTAGCCTCTTCACCTAGCTTCCAATATCCTAAAGGAGAGTAGCTAGATATATCTGTAGGAATACCTGAGTTATATATAGCCTGCACAGCTGATTGCCCAAGATCAAAACCAAATACTGCAGCTTCGTCTATCTTTCCATTTGCATAAGTCGAGGTAACGTCTTGATATTTACCTATAGTAAGAGGTGCATTAGTATTAAGCATTGCAGCATATACACCCACATTAGAAGTAGTGTCATCTACACGATTACCGTTTAAGTATATCTTTAAACCTGTGGAACTTCCGCTTCCATCATAAGTTGCTGCTAAATGTATCCACTGTCCTTCATAGCTTGTTAAAGTAGCAGAAGTATAACGCGAGATTCTATTAGATGTACTATTGGTATATAATACAAAATATAATTGATCAGCTGCTGAAGTATAAAATGCATATTCAGCATTACTACTACTATTTATTTTACTTAAAACTCTAAATCTTGTAGCATCGTTCATGTATACCCAAGCAGAAAGACTAAATCTAGAATCTACTTTACCATTACTAAAACTAAATTCATCAGGATCACCGCAGTCTATATAATCACTTGTACCATCAAAAGCAAAAGAGTATTTACTTACTTTATCTTTATTAGTATCTTCTGGCATTAATATTTGTGGGTATGAGAATGTAGAGTTCTCACCTGCTCTATACCAAGATGTAGGGTTTAAGCTAGTTAAATCTGCAGGCTTACCACTATTGTAAATTGTTGCTACGTCATTTCTTAAATCCGTTCCACTCCATATAGCAATCTCGTCTAACAGTCCTTTATATGGATGGTTGGCACCTTGTGGTTCTTCTCCTATAAACAATGCACCTGTAGAATTTTGTAAAGCTGTAAAAGTACCAATGTTAGTTTGGTAAGTTTCGTCTACTCCGTTTATATATATTCTCATTCTATCAGCACCACTTAAAGTGCCATCTAAACAACAAAGAATGTGATTCCAAGCTCCATATGTTATTGCGTTAATATTAGCTTGAACAGATTTTGTTAATCTGCCGTCAATACTAAAACTTAAATAATTATTTTCATAATGTTGAAAAGAAAAAACATGTTCGTCTGCAGTTGAATTTCTTGGTACTGTTACTACGTATTCATACAATGGTGCACCGCTTATTGGTTTCATCCATAAACTTAAAGTCATTTTATTTT